TTAAAAAATATGATATAACAGACTGTTGGACCATTGAAGATATATAGCCATGAACTTAAAAGTCACACTTGCAAAACGAGAAAATGAAATAGCCGAATGCGTTGCGTGGGGAGGCTCATATAAAGAGACAGCTTCACTGTTGCAGATCAGCGTACGAACCGTAGACAATACCCTCCGGAAAATAAAAGAGAAGTTGGGACTAAATAAGATCAATGAAATTTCAGCATGGTGGTTTTGCACACACCATAATATCAGCCTTGACTTATCACCTTTTGTTAGAAGACAAATATCAGTCATACTGCTCTTTCTGTTTATTGGTGGAGAAATCACGATTATTACAGACTCAACATATACAGTACGCCGTTCTCGCAGAACACGGACCGAATATCGAGTCAGAAGACAGGAAACTACTATTAATCAACCATATATTATTTAATCAAATTACGCATAAGGAATGCGTCCGGGACAGACCCGGTATTTTAGTTATACATTTTCTATACTCAAATGAGGAAATAGAAGTTTATCATTATTAATCATAAAAAGCCATGCTTAAGGAGGCATGTAGGGTATCCAGTCCCTGGTTAGGTTTGTTACACAAGATTTGCCGGGTGAAATTCCCGGCATTCGGGTAATGGTGTAAGGTAGCATGACGGAGTTTTCAGCATTTCTCTGTTGGCTGGGTTCGATTCCCAAACACCCACAATTTCTATTATTAACATAAAAACAAACGTTATGGAAAACTTTGAAGAAACAGAAAAACGGATAACCTCCGCAATGATTGAAATTTCAAATATTATTAAATCAAATGATATGAATGCTCTTTGCTTTTTATATAAAAAGCAAGGTTCTCTCGTCGCCACTCCGTCAGTAATTGCAGGTTCTCCTATCAATATCATACCAGCAGTCGTGCGGGTCATGCAAAATTCATCCATTGCCCGCAATATCATATTAACGGCCTGTGACTATTATAAATACCAAGAAAAAGAGAAGATAGAAACAAAGGAGATGCCCCAATACTTAAAAGAATTTATTGAAGAACTATTCAAAGAATTATAATAGTAAGCTATGAAAGTTGTTCACTCTCCCAGCCCATCCACTCAAAAAAGAGAAAAGATAAACCTGTTTGAGAACGATGATCCTGAAGAAGTTGCAGCTCTTTGTAAGCAATCCGTTCAGCTAGAATCAAACAAGATATTGTTAAGAATAGATGCCCGGACGCAAGTTCTCGTTGATCCCCAAAATGCAACATTGGAATATGCGGAAAAACTACGTCAACGATATAAGTTAAACTATCACCATAAAGCCGTAGGAGGGCGTAAAAAAAGGTAATACTATGTATGTAGACATCGACAATCGTGGTTTACTCACCAATAATGATATTCATCCAATAGATGCTCAACATCTTTTAGAGATAATTCAGCAAGCAGACACGCAACTTTTATCCAGTCCTATTGAAGTCCTTAGAAAACAGCTTCATTTGCAACTCGAAGAACTTGTTTTCTCCGTACCAAATAAAAAACCATAGCTATGAATTTTACTGATGATGATATAAAACGCATCAAGGACGCATCCGCCAGTCGCCTGATTGATGTGGTACAAGACTTCCAAAATCTCCGTAAGTCTGGAACTAGTTACGTATGCGACTGCCCAGTATGCAAGGCGTCGAAGAAATTTAGCATCCACCCGGTCAAAGATATTTATGGCTGTTTCTCCTGCCATCAAATTAATGGAGTCGGCGCACTTGACTATTTAATGAGAGTTGAGAAAAAAGAATTCCCGGATGCTCTTGAATATCTGGCACACAAATTCAACGTCATTCTTGATCAGCGTCCGGAACAGAAAAAAAAGGCGACCGAGAAGATGAAGAAAGGAAGTAAAAAAGCTAAAGGCAATGACGTCGCCAGCTTTTGTGCTAAAATGCTTTCTGATTCAGGGCTGACTTTTGAAGATGTCACAGCTAAAATTTATAAAACCGGTGATACTAAGTCAATTTTTGAAACACGCACATTTCGTCCTGGTACAATAAATGAATCCGGAGAAATTGATTCATCCGGAGACGACGTGATCATAGAATATTATGACCTCGAAGGTATGCCGGTTACCTATTCCAGAAAAGATCATCGTAAAAAAGACACAGGTGAACGGAAAGACTATTTTCGGATACGATGGCAATTTCCAGATGCACATTTAGACAAAGAAGGGAAACCATTCAAATATAAATCACCTTCAGGAAGTGGTACGCCTATCTATATTCCAGAGAAACTACGCCGTATGTATAAGGAGAAACAGCAAATCCCCAGACTCTATATCCAAGAGGGAGAAAAAAAGGCAGAGAAGGCTTGCAAACACGGAGTTCCTTCAATTGCAGTTTCTGGCATTCAGAATTTAGGTAGTAAAGAAAACAACTCTCTTCCGGAAGATCTAGTAAAGATTATCACAACATGTGGTGTTAAAGAAGTTGCATTCATATTTGACTCTGATTGGGATGATATCAGCACTAATATCCGACTTAATGACCGTGTCGAAAAACGTCCTTACTGCTTTTTCTACGCTGCCAAAAACTTCAAAGAGTATATGCGTACTCTTAAGAATCGAAATATCTATGTAGAAGTTTATGTCGGTCACATTCAGAAAAATGAAGCTGGAGACAAAGGTTTGGACGATCTGCTTTCAAATACCCTTAAGGATCATGAAGATGAACTGACCAAGGATATCGAATTTGCGTGCAATCAAAAAAAAGGTCTTGGAAAATACGTTGAAATGTTCAAGGTTACAACTTGGACCGATCACAAATTACAAGAATTATGGTGTCTACATTCTCATGAAGCATTTGCCGAACGTCATAAGGATATTCTCAAAAACCTTCCCGAATTTGTGTTCGGGAGATATCGATGGAAGTTCGATGACACAGGCAAAGTTGTTTTGGCACAACCTTTCGATGATGATGAAAAATTTTGGGAAGAAGTAGAGAAAAAAGACCGGGGAGGCGACCCACGTATTGAATATCAATTCTGCTATGTCAATTCCCATAATTTTCTGCAAAATCGTGGTTTTGGTCGACTTCGTCGGCTTGATAAAACCTATCAATTTATCCATCTGGACCCACCAGTTGTTCAAGCAATCGACGCATCGGATGCACGAGACTATTTATTTCAATTTGCAAAACACTATTGCAAAAAGGAAGTAAATGAGATGCTTATCAAAGGTGTATCCCAATATGTAGGCCCAGACAAACTATCACTACTCAATTTCATTGAACCCAATTTTATAAAACCTAATAGAGAAAGCCAATATTTTTATTTTGATACCAAATGTTGGTATATAACCAAAGACAATGTACAAGAAATGGGATATGAAAATATCAGTCACCATATATGGGCAGAACAACGAAAAATGATTCCAGCCAAGTACCTAGGTTATCCATTAATCACATTCAGGGTAGATCAAGAAAATCATTATACCTATTCTATCTCAGAAGATGGGGAAAAATGTCATTATCTCCAATTTCTGAAAAACACCAGCAATTTCTCCTGGCGAAAGTCAGAAGTAGAAAAAGATGCCGATGAAGAAAATGAAAATAGGATTCATCTTTTGAGTAAGTTATGTGCAATCGGCTATATGATAATGGAAGCAAAAGATAATAATGTTTCAAAAGCTGTTGTTGGAATGGACGGAAAACAATCTGAAGTAGGTGATTCTAATGGCCGAAGTGGTAAGTCTTTAATTGGAGAACTCATGCGCTGCGCTGTTCCCACTGCTTACATACCTGGAAAAAGAAGTGACCTCTTCAATGACCAATTCGTTTGGAATGATGTACTTGAAAACACCAAACTAGTATTCATAGATGACGTACTACAGAACTTCAATTTTGAGTTTCTATTCCCCAATATTACTGGAGACTGGAGTGTAAACTATAAAGGAGGCAGAAGAATCACTCTACCTTTTTCCGCATCTCCCAAAATCTACATTGCCACCAATCATGCAATTCGTGGTAGTGGTTCCAGCTTCACTGATCGACAATGGCTCCTCGCCTTTTCTGATTACTATAATGATTCACGCAAGCCTATTGATGACTTCGGTACCCTCTTTTTTTCCGAATGGGATTTCGACCAATGGAATCTCACTTGGAACTTATTGGCCAACTGCATACAACTTTATCTTCAGTTTGGAGTTGTACAAGCCCCCGGAGAACGGCTTGAGCAACGGAAACTCCGACAGGAAATGGGTGAAACCCTCATATCCTGGGCAGACGAATATTTCTCTTCAAATGAACATTTGAATCAGCGTCTTGTCCGGAAAGACTTATATGATGCCTTTTGTACATATGACCCTGCTCAAAGAAAGTTTATATCACCGACTGCATTTAAAAAGAAGTTCATAATGTATTGTGACTGGAAGGGCTACATATTCAATCCACATAAATATGACAGTAAAACTGGCAAGCCCTTCCAACTAGATAAAGATGGCCGCCCCGTTATCGACGATAAAGCTGGAGGAATAGAATATTTTACCGTTGGAACTGGATCCTATACAGGAGATGGGATTTCAGACGACGATGCAGAAAAAGAACAAACCCTAATAGACTTTTGAGAACATGGAAAAGTTAACATTACAGCAAGTTTGTCTCAAATCAGACGAACTTAAAGAACAAATCATAAAACGGCTAAAGTGCCAAATAAAAGACTTTGAAGTAGTAATACATGAAAACGAGATAAGTATACATTGGTATGCATATTATCCTGATAATCCACATATAGAAATTCCATATGGCTGGATAATAGGCACAATTGATTGGTCAGAAAAATGGCTGCATATGTATGCTTCTCCTAAAGACATCTTCGCCCTTTATTAACTAAAAAGAAAATTAATGACACTATTATAACAAAAGAAGAGTTTGATAAATTAGAATGGCAACAGATCAACTATGAAGAGGCTGATGCGGGTTCGTGCACTTGGGAACATCATAGATGGTCCATTAAAAGGCTAATTATCCAGCCTCTAAAAAACGGGAAACCTTTTGGCAAAAGCCGCAAAAATTATTTTTATAGAGGAGTACATATCACTTTAAAAAAGCTCTTAGAGGTCTTATGATATGCAACATATTAATTAGAGTAAAACCGTAAAATAAGAAACACATGAATATAGAACAAATTATTTTCAACCTTCTCAATAAGAGCGCACATACGTGGGTTAGATATTGGAAACAAAAGGAGATGTCGGGTTTAACAATGCCTGGCGAATATGTTGAGATAAGGATTTTTTTCTTATCAGGTATAGAACTTACTGAACTTTTAGAAGCTGGATTCAAAATTCATACAATACAATCAAAAAAAATAGATGCAGATGCTTATTGTAACATTCTGTTGATGCGCGAAATTAACTAATAACAATAACAGATATGAATAAATTATATTTCATTGAGGATTAACTATTAACAAGCTCAGAAAAAAAATGAAAGCAAGAATCATAGAATTAAGTAATCACCCAACATGTAAAGAAGTACTTCTTTACATTGGATATAGCCAATCCTGTAGTAAATGCGTCAATATAATTGCATGGCATACTTTAGAAGATAACGAGGAAATGATACAAGAAACTTATGTAAGTTTCGAAGAATATGAAACCATGCCTGAACGTTTTATTGAGGATTTTTCAGAAAAGTCTGCATATGAATTTGCTAATAGAAATGAAGGTTAATATAGCCTTTCGGCGAAAGAGATTAATATCTTATCTTATTCGAAAAATAAATAAGATAACTGACGAGAGAAATTATTATCGAAACAAGATTAATCAATTAAATCTAGAAAAATCATGAGTGACTTTGCATGGTTTTTAATGGTACCTATATCAGCGATTATAGGACATTACGCTGCGGAAATAGTCCGGGCGATTTACGGGCGAGAAAGGAAAGAAGACGATAACAAAGAAGAATAAAAACAATTAAGAAATGAAGAAAATAGAATTTTATGCAGGGCAAGACCTTGATAATGCATATCAAGATTTGCAAATAAATGCTCCGTGCTGCGGAGAATTTAATGGAAAAGTATTGTATTCCACTGACACCATTGATGAGATTTACGCTAAAGTTCTTGGCACGTCGAAGTGGGAATATGAGGAACATTTACGTAAGGAACATGAGGAATACGAGAGAAAGGAAGATGAATTTAAGGCTAAAATTCCTCAATTGACGGATGAATACCGGAAACGTGCAAGAGGTATTATCCCCGTAGAACATTTGGAATATTGGGATAAGATTGTTCCTATTCGGCTAAATGACCTTTACCGTGGGATGGAACTTGACTGTTGGTTAGAACTGATTTCTGTATTGAATGATAGTTCAAAAGAAGAGTTGAAACGACTGGACGAATGTCGAATCCTATTCTCTAAGCAAGGGCATAGCGGAATGAGTGCTGGGCTCGTTTTCTCTGGCTTAAATCAATTTCATCCTTTGGGATCAAGGTTAGTAATGTATATAAAATCGAAAAAGAAAGGAATATAATTATGATAAAAGGAAAAACAAAGTATTATACCGATATACAGGTACTTGGTGGAAATACTATAAGAATCTGCAATAGGAATAAAGGTTCTTTCCTATTTTCTGGAAATCCGCAAATCCACATTATTGACGAGGACGGTTATAGCATGTGTACATATTTATTGGATGGACACATTGATGAACTTATTGAAGTATTGCAATCTGCAAAGAAAATGGTCGAAGAATAATTCTAAACAGAATAGAAATGAACATCGGATTATTGGCTGTAGATAGCAATTATCCTAATCTTGCCTTAATGAAGATAAGCAGCTATCATAAGGCAAGAGGTGATAAGGTTGATTGGTATAATCCTTTCGATCATTATGATAAAGTTTATATGGCTAAAGTATTCAGCTTTACAGAGGATTACCGGCAATGGATAACTAATGCTGATCAGATAGAGAAAGGCGGCACAGGTTATGACATAAAAAAGGTTCTTCTGCCGGAAATTGATAGAATGATTCCTGATTACGATCTGTATAATGTTGATAAGAATTTGGCTTATGGCTTTTTGACAAGAGGCTGCCCTAACAAATGCAAATGGTGTGTAGTTCCTGCCAAAGAAGGCAAGATTACCCCATACATGGATATTGAAGAGATAGCCGTCAATGGTCGCAAAAACATAATCCTTATGGATAACAATGTACTTGCATCTGACTACGGTTTACAACAGATTGAAAAGATTGTCTCCATGGGAGTACGTGTAGACTTTAATCAAGGATTAGATGCCCGCTTAGTGACAGATGATATAGCCCGGCTACTCGCTAAAGTGAAGTGGATAAAACGTATTCGGTTCGGTTGTGACACACCGGGACAAATTGCAGAATGTGAACGGGCTACGGATTTGATTGATAAGCATGGTTACAAAGGCGAATACTTCTTTTATTGTATCCTGCTTAGTGACTTTAAAGAATCGTTTGAGCGTGTCAATCATTGGAAGAACAAAGGTGGTCGGTTCTTACCGCATTGTCAGCCTTACCGGGACTTAAATAATCCTCGTCAAATTATTCCTCAATGGCAAAAGGATTTAGCTGGATGGGCTGATAAGAAGTGGATTTTTAGAAGTTGTGAGTTTAAAGACTTCATCCCGCGAAAGGGATTTGTCTGTAGTGAATATTTTGATAACAATTAGAGTAAAACAATAAAGAAACGAGCCAATAACGGATGGACCGGTAGGAATCCGGCAATTAAATAGATGTTCACCCATCATGAGGCTTTTAAACAAGAATAGAAAGGAATAAGTATGGAGAATGAAATAGTACGTGTTGGCTCCGGCAAACACATAGCCCTGTTAGGTTATACGAAATCAGAGAGTATGATGTTTCCGTCCAGTGCTCAAATGCAAATATACGATACCGAGGATGAACCATTTGAGGATTGTTCAGAAGCGTATGTGGACTTCTTTACAGAAGAACAGGTCGATAATTTGATAGAAGCATTGAAACGAGTAAAGGAATCATTCAAATCAATAAAGATATGAGCAAAAAGATAATACTGGATGCCTGTTGTGGAAGTCGGATGTTTTGGTTTGACAAACACAATCCAAACACTTTATTTGTAGACAAACGAAGCGAAACCATCACGGCCAAGGATAGAGATAAAATCAGAACCATAGAAGTTAAACCCGATATTGTAGCAGATTTTACTAATTTGCCATTCGCGGATGATTCTTTCTATATGGTAGTATTTGATCCACCGCACCTTAAAACACTTGGCGAAACTTCATGGATGGCAAAGAAGTACGGTAAACTTCCTGTTAATTGGCAGGAAGTAATAAAGACAGGCTTTGATGAATGTATGCGTGTCTTAAAGCCAAATGGCACATTGGTATTTAAGTGGAATGAAAGCGAGATAAAAGCTATTGAAATATTATCTCTTATTCCTTATAAGCCATTATTTGGGCATACCACAGGGAGACAAAGTAAGACGATATGGATGTGTTTCATGAAACTACCAATTAACTAATAACCAATTAGAAATGAATAGTGATGGTAATAAAATTCTAGATGCTATTAAGAGAATGGCAGCAGATGACAATAAAGGTTTGAGAATGACCACTACGATAGTCGATGTTAAAGATGATCCGCGCGGCTCAATCGTTGGTTTTGGGGTTGAAAAAGTTTGCGGAGATGATGCATTCGCCCAAACAATGGGTTTACCAGGTAAGTATATTGCATGTGCCTTTTTTATAGATCGAGAAGAATTAAAGAAATACCTCTAAATTAAGCAGATATGAAAATGCAGAGTTACAAAGAAGTATTAGGAGAAGTTATGCCTATATACCATCAGGATCCTGATCGATTCATGCGATTTTACCATGCAGTCAACAATATTTTGGCTGCTATTCCTGAAGGTGAAAGTATCCGTATTGATGAACATTGCAAGCCGGCAGCACGTGATCTATTCATAAAGATAGCCACTATGTACATAATGGAAGAAATGATGCGAAAGAATTGTTTAGACGGTTACCTGGAATTCTCTGATGATTATAATTCCATTCGACATGTACCGAAAATGGTTCCAGCTACATCCAAACCCCATTTCTACTCGAATCGCAGATGATTATAGTATCCCAATTTATTACTCTGTAAAGATACAATTTTCCACTTTAATATGCAACATTATGACGATAAAAAAAGAGAATAAAATAATGGTTATTATTGCACCGACAACAGACGATCGAGAGCAACTCATATCGCGTTTGGCCGTTCGTTTAGGATTTGCTAAAGTACCTTCAGATGCAAAGAAGATCATACGCAAAGATATCTATTCAACAGACCTACCAACAGCCTATTTTGTGCTATGCAGCAATTATAACTTTCGTGGTTCTATCATCACGACACAAAAGCTGTATGAGCTTGCAGCAAAAGGGATTTGCATAGTCGTTGGCGTTAAATCTTTACCTCGTGAATATGAACTAATTTCTCAAGTGTTTTATCCTGATGATTTGCGCTAACATAAGTCGAATCATTTCTGTTATATACACGATAGTATTATTGCCCGGTGCGCTTCAGCGTACCGGGTTTTCTTTTCCGCTCCCCTCGCCTCCCCTTCATTTTATCAAAAACGTTTTGAACAAATGTGCATGGAATAGAGAGAGATGCAGGAAGGGACATATATATATTATTTTTATTTTTTATTTCTTTCTTAAAAATACCCTATCTAAAAATAGTAGAAAATTTTGTGCTTTCGTGCAAAACCTATATTTTCAACATTTATTACATTAATAATCAAACATTTATACATTGTACGATTTTTGCACAAAATCGCACAATCTGCACAAAAGTGTACAAAATCGTATTTTGTACGGAACACGATAATATCGTACTGAAAAGTACGGATTTTCGTACGAGGATAACATTCTAATATTCAACAGATAACCCAATCATTCAATAGAAAAATGCACAGTTGCACAAAAAAATAGTACGCATTTGCAAAGGGGGGATTGGAATTAAACACATTTTTTATTACCAAAGAAGCATTATTCAGTTCTTTTTTGTATATTAGCTCCACACCTAAACCACTATGATTTATATGATTACTACTAAGATTGAAGTTCCCCCACATCTTAAGGAGTATCTGATCGGAAAGTTCTGTGACATGCAGGACTCTCCGATTCATTTCCCAGACAAGACTGATATCTATCATACTATTTATGACCTGCTTGAACGCCGCCCAATCAATATACCACCTATTGATCAGGGTAATCTTGAAATTTATCTTCCAGAACGCAGTACAGGCAAAAATCCTAAGACTTATAACTATTTAGGAAAACGATCACAAATTATTCTCGTTAGAAAAATTGACCGGATGCTGTGGGCAGAAGTACACGATTTCCTGGACGAGCAAAAACATAGTTACGGAATTACATATATTAATGGAATACATAATTTCATGACTATGTATGGTATTGACTCCATCACGGAAGATGCATTCAAGAAAAACTACTACCGATGGAGAGCTGATATTCGTCGAAAAGAGAAAAAAAGGAGCTATAATCGCTTAAAAAAATAACTGAGCAAGTGTAGTTAAATGTCCCTTTTTTGTTCGAAAAGTGTTCCAAAAATGCGTACTAATTGAAAATCAATAAATTATGAGAGAAATCAACAATATGGGAGGCATATTATTCGCTGATATCCTATACAAAAATGAAATATCCCTATTTGCTGTTCATCAGAATACAGCATGTATCCAAATTAGAGAGGGACATGACTGGCATCGTCTCCCTACAATAGGAATTATCGAATCTCCTACTGTTACCTCCAATGAATCAGCTGCAGGAATTACATACAAACATTCAGCAACAATAAAACTTTGCCAAACAGTGTTCACTCGTGAAACTGTGAACGATTTACGCAATAGAATAATAGAAGGATGTATTTTGCGCTGCCAAGATCCTGCCAATAATAAATATATATATGGAACTGGTACATATTTACTATTCGGGGAACTAACCAAGGTTGTCGGCAAAAAAGTCACTGATTTCACAGGGTATGAACTCAAATTATCCGGGACTTCACAATATCCTCTTCTTCAGTATTACAGTATATAATCCGTCCTTCTATAGGTTTTTCAATAAACGTATCATTGCATCAAAATAAGTGCAATGAGCCAAAAACGTATCATTCTTTCTGATTCATCACTCAACTGCTACGGCTATCGAGTTCTTACTTCTGGAATGTCAATTGAAGCATTCAAAAAGAATCCGATCATGCTATATATGCATTTCCGCGATGAAGGGTCACCCTATTGGGGGGACTACAAAGCTATCGGCCATTGGGAGGATATACAGCTTAATGGTGACGAACTTTCTGCCATTCCTATTTTCGACAAAGTTGATGACTTATCAAAAGAAATTGCCGCAAAATACGAAGCAGGGACTTTCAATGCCGCAAGTGTGGGTATCAAGATTATAGCTACATCAGCAAACAAAGATGTTTTGTTACCTGGTCAAACCAGAGAAACTGTCACTGAATGTGAGTTGAGAGAAGCATCGATTGTAGATATCCCAGCCAACTCCAATGCCGTTCGTCTTTATGACCGTTCCACATCCGTTCTCCTGGCAGCGGGTATGGACACGCATATCGTGCCAGAATTATCCAATCATATATCTAAAAACAAAATGAATCTCAAAGCAACATGGCCGGCTTTTCTCTCTTTCCTCAAGGTCACTAAGGAAGATGCAGAAAATACCGAGTTATCAGCAGAAAGATTGGACTCATTACATGGTGAATTCAATCGTTTGAAGAGTGAACACACTTCACTGGTAGAGGCAAAGAAAGATGTAGATGAAAGACTTGCGTCTTCTGTCACAGAAATCACAACCCTGAAATCAAGCATAGAAAGCAAAGATCATGAGATTTTGCAACTAAAAGACGAAGGTACCCAAAAGGATAATGAAATCACTCAACTTAAAGAACAGGTAAACAACCTGAAGCAAGTTCCTGCACCGGGTTATAAAGGACTTTCTCCGCAATCAGAACCAGAAGCAAATGAGAGTAAGGATGATTTATCTACCTTCTGCGAAAAAAACTCCGGAGATTATCAGGCCATCACCGAACGTCTGAAGCAAGACGGTCTCCTTTAATTTTAGTAACCACACCCTTAACTATTAAAAATCATGTCTACTCCCAAATTAATAGACGTATCAAAATTAAACCAAGCCCTTGTTACCTATGACAAGGCCCTTCGTACACTCCCTTTCGCAACCCTACAGGAAGTAGCAGCTATACTGGGACTGAATGTCATGGATCTACAAGGCAAACATGCCTTGATCAATGAGCGTCGTCGTGCTGGTGGTACCCAGTCTTACAAAATTGGTAAGGATTTCCGCCTCACTGATAAATTGCTTGGTTATGAACCTTCTGTTATCGAGCCTAAAAATGTAGTCTGCATCACCAAAGAAAACTCTCAAAAGTATGATGACGGTGAACTACTAATTGTAGGTGGTGAACCAGTTAGCAATATCAATAAAAAACATCCATTGGAAACACGTGTCGCTTTTACATTAGTAAGATCACACATTGAAGATGTTGTATATGTGCTCTATCATGCCGAACGTGATGAAGACTCTTCCTCACCGTCTGGAGCATTTGACGGTCTCTTCACTAAGATCGATATGCTGATTACCGGTGGTGATGTTAACGCAGCTCGCGGCAACTTCGCCCAATCAGGTCTTTTTGTTACCCCGACATCTGACACAGACTATGCAGCATACGAAAATCTAGTTGAATGGATTGGAGGAGCAAATACATACCTGCGTTCATCCAAGTCAGGTATTCCTCAATTACAATGTGCGGAAACAGTATTGAAAGCAGCACGTGCAGCTTTGCGCAACAAACTACGTATGCAGGAATATCCATCCATGCAACGCATGATTGAATTGCTCCGTGAAGATGCAATGTGTCCAGCATTGGAAATCGTATCTCATGAAGCACTTGGACAAGGCTCACGTCTGATATTACAAAAAAAAGGAAATATGGACGTCGCATTCAACACACAGGCAGCAACCAAATTCTGTCAAATCCGCGATATCTACGAAGATCCGAACGAATGGCAATTCTGGTTACAAACTGGATATGACACTCGTATTCGTGACTGGCATGAAAAAGTATTCCGCAGTAACGAGCAAAAAAATGAGTCACTAGATCTGGCAGGTGATTATTGTAAAACCGGAGCTGTCCAAGTAGATATCACCGGAGCTGACAACGCTACCTGGAGTATTCAAGGAAAAGCAGCCAGCCGCACTAATGGACAATGCATTTTGGGATTGGCTCCCGGTAACTATACTATTGAATTCAATGCTATAGACGGTAAAAACAAACCGGCCAACAAACAAGTTACAGTAGTAGCAGGAGAAGTAGTGACCACAACCGGAACTTACTCTTAATCCCAAATAAACAAAGAGTGGTCAAACATGACCACTCCCATTCATTTATTCTAAACTTTTACACTAATGAAAAAATATATTTATTTGATTCTCTGTGTTTTGTTTGTAGCTCTGGTTATTACTATCCCCGAACTGCATTCGCAGACATGCAATCTTGATGGAGATACTTTAATCATGATGGCTGCCGGTCCGGCATTTGCCCCATTAAAATGGGAAGTTGGTCAAAACAATATGGGCGGTTACAAGGGGATGTTGCTTTTTGTTCCTTTCAACGCTCCCAATACAGTACCAACCGTACCGGATCCATCAAAGGCAACCAGTAACGAAGAATTAATAACGGCAGCCGGATCATTTACATTCCCAGCAGAAGGAACTTACAAACAACCTATTTACCTATACAGTACCGAAGCAACCGTTGAATACAAAGCAGAACAGCAAGGAGAAGCCGACGGGATCAGCTATAAATGTACACTCGGCTTCTTTTTCCCTGGTAATACTCCTGGAATGCACGCCTTCAATGCGTTAATCAAAAATACTCCGGGATACTATATCTTTGAAGATGCAGATGGCAAACAAATGATCCTTGGACAACCCGGCTTGTATGCATCAACTGCGCCGTCTTTCAGTGGAGGTAAAGCAAGAGCCGACCGTCGTGGTACCACTTACACAGCTACAGCAGATTCCAATTATTCAGCTATCTTCCTACAAACTCCGATTGATATGGAAGTCATAGCAGGATTAAAACCCGCACCAACCCCAAGTGAATAATTATGACCAGACAAGAACAACTTACACAATGGTTAGGCGACCGTCAGCGCAAATACGCTGACGGTATAGTTCTTTTCGAAGCACTCGCTAAGGAACCAGCCAAAAAAAGATTTTCTACTTATTTTGCAAGCGCTCCGGAAGCTCCACATATCTTCGATCCACATTTTACACAACTCGTCAATAGTCTCACGAAGATTGACAAGGAAATAAAGTTTTCTCCTGCTATCTATCCGGCAGCAATGGAGGAAATTATTGTAGTAAGAACGATGAGTGATGACGAACGGAAAGAAGCGATCGAAAACAAGAAACAGGAAATGGTCGATCTGGAGACAATGATCAGTGATATCCAATCTCGCGTTAGCGAATTAGAGAGTGACAGTGAGAATCATACAGACGAATTAGTTTCCCTGCAGGAACAATTCGAAGAAAAAATGTCTGAACTCACAGAACTGCGTGATGAGATCAACGCATTGAACACACCAGGTGTGAAGATCATCACTGAAGAATCACTCAATCCATCCATCCGCAAGGCCTACAACCGTATCAAGGAAATCGCCCCATTATATGCAAGCCTACACAATGATGTAGCAAATCCGGAACTTCCGGCAGAAGAACGCCAACCAATTGCAGAAGAATTATGTAAGCTCGATGACGAACGACGGAAACTCTGGAAACTGATTGATAGCTGGGCAGAAGGAAAAGGCAGTTTGCAACTAGAAGAAAAGCGACCGGAATTCAGCGAAAACAATATTGTACGTGGTATTGAAATAGCCCGTCAAATCAAACGTTTAAAGAACAACATAACAAATAGTAGAGCAGCTGCAGACCGTGCCGAAAAAGATGGAAAACAAACCGTTATGCAAAATGCTTTAGACCGTATTGAGAAGTATCAGACAGAACTTGCCACATTGGAGGCTGAAATAGCACTAACACAAGGTGAAAAGATTTCAGGATAACTTTCCACTTGCATTGTGTCCAGATTCTATTGAACCGTTTATGCACAAGGGAGACTGGGCAATACATGAAGTATTGCCCTCTCTTTTATCTGCGATCGGCCCAGCAAAAGTGAAGATCATGACATTCAGTATCTCTGAAGATAGCCTACGCCCTCTTTTTTTTCTCGCTGACGAAAGAAAAATAGAAAGCCTGACACTTCTACTGGATATGACAGTAAAACGTCATAAACTCGATCTATTACTGTTTGCCTCAAATATTAGTCCGTCCATCCGAATTGATTCATGTCATGCCAAACTATTATTAGTCGAGAATAGGCAACATAAATTCGGGATTGCCGGATCTGCAAACCTTAATCAAAACCACCGATGGGAAAATGGTTTCTATTTTACCTCCGGAAAACATTACGAATACTTCTCACAAATGTTTAACCAAGCGTATGAAAATGCCATTCGCTATGATATATTAGAATGATGACCTTATCCGAAGAAGTTCTGCAACAGATAAAAGAAATGTCTTCCGCCCTCTTACCACCGGGGGAAATTGCCATTTTATTGAATATCCCAGTTGACCAACGGGACTTCTTCTGTGATATTTGCAAAAATCATCATAGTTCGCCTATCTATACTGCTTATCACCAGGGAAGACTTCAGACCAAGCTCAACCTCCGGAAAACAGTCATCAAACTAGCTATCGCCGGCAGTCCTGCAGCTGAACCACTGGCCGATAAATACATGAAAGAACAAAGTATTAATGAATAATGCCAAAGAAAGATCCCACATACGAACGAATTGAACGTGCTTTATTCAAAGACAAAGATGAAGCAACAACTCTCCTTTCACCCAGAGAAATGGAGATTAAGAAACGTATGATGTTGTGCGTAAGCAAAAAAATGGAAGAGCCACTAATTCCAGATACAGAACTGGTTAACTTTCTACTACACGGCTGTGGAGGAAATACGGAACCGGTCTCCCAATCGCAAGCCTACCGTGACATAGGCATGATTAACCGCCTAGTAGGAAACATACAACTTGCAGCCAAAGCCTGGTACCGGTATATGATTGTCGAAGGTGGAAAAAAGGCTTTTAATATGGCAATGGATAAAGAAGATGCAAAGGGAGCTGCTGCTGCATTGGATAAAATAGGCAAATATACACGTTCTGACAAGGAAGATGAAAAATTCGATTACTCGCAACTGGTACCTCCATCCTTTGAACCTTCAGATGATGTCACATTACTGGAGGGGCTCGAACCGATAGAGAATCTTGAAGAAGAACGAATAAGAATGCGCAGTATGTTTAAAGGAATGTTAAACAAGAAAGCAGTGGACACTCATCCCATTGAAGAGGAGGAAGAAGAATGAACACGCAAATCTCTCCTGTTCTATCCGCCTATGAACTAAGAAGAAAGCAGAATGAAGTCGTAGACAAATTCTTTAATAGAATGCAACGACAGGCAATGGCCATCAACGCACATGACGAATATATAGTCGCATCACGTGGTACCGGTAAATCGGAAGGAATTGATGCACGCATCATCCTACGGAATGTGTGGGAAATGCCAGGTTCTTTGGGTGGACTTATCTCTCCCAGCTATGCAAAAGCTTGGGGAAATACACTGCCGGCCATTTGCAAAGCACTTGCCGAATGGGGATACATACAAGGCATTCATTATGTTGTTGGTCACAAAGCTCCGGAAAGCATGGGATTCGGCAAACCAGTACGTCCAGTATTAGCTGATGGTTGGAATAATGCTTTCCATTTTTGGAATGGTACCGTCATGGTGATTCTTTCCTTTAACCAGGGAATGTCTGCAAACTCTATGTCACTTGATTGGGTGATAGGCCCTGAAGCAAAGTTCCTCAATTACGAAAAAATAAAGAGCGAAGTAGATCCCGCCAATCGTGGTAACCGGCAATATTTTGGAGACTGTCCTCACCATCACAGCGTCAGCTACTCTACAGATATGCCTACCGCTTCAATGGGGAAATGGATCTTGGATAAGATAGATGAAATGTCGCTGACACATATCAACCTGATCCGAAACCTATATAAAAAAGTGCAGGAATATAAACGTAAGCCACTGACAGACCATGTGGTGCGCATGATTAAAGAATACCAGCATGATTTAGACTTGGCACGAAAATATCAACCACCTATTAAGCCACAACAGGGGAAGACTAAAGAATATACAGTTTTCTATGGTGAATATGACGTGTTTGATAACCTGGAAGTACTCGGAGAAGATTTCATCTGGCAAATGTATCGCAACTCTCCACCTCTTATTTGGCGTACAGCATTTATGAATGAACGTTTATTCCGGGTGCAAAACGGGTTCTATTCAGCTTTAGATGATAATATTCATTTCTACACACCCGGTGATAATGGACGGCTCCGGGATCTTGGCAGTAACTGGAGTAAATTAACAGCTTGCGGCTGTCTAGGCGACGGTGATCTTGACTTCTCTAAAGAACTGCATCTGGCATTCGACTCCAATGCCTCCATATCGACAGCTATTATCGGCCAGTTGGATAATCATACTATGCGTGTACTCAAATCTTTTTATGTCAAAACACCAAGCAAACTACAGGATCTAGTCAAAATGATAGCCGATTACTACCGACCAAAACTAAACCGTGATGTAGTGGTCTATTATGACCACACTTTTACTTGGGAATCCGGATCATCAACCGAAACTTACGCAGATATCATCGAACGTGTATTCAAAGAAAACGGATATAAAGTTACAATGGTATATGTCGGCCAAGCTCCTAAACATGAATGGAAACATCTGAATATCGACCTAACCTTGAAAGGAGATCCGCAATTCCTTTGGATCCAAATAAACTTGTATCAAAATGAGTTTTTGAAGATCGCAATGGAACAGACTGGAATTAAACAAGGAAAGAACGGATTTGAAAAAGATAAAACGCCTGAAGGAACACCCGATACTCCCGACAATCCAGACGAATACAAAACACACATTACAGATGCCTTTGATACGTTATGGCTAGGTATGAACTTCTATTTCACTCTACCGGGAACAAGTGCAGGGGGGATATTCTTCCTAAACAATAAATAATATACCATCAGCACTCCCTCCTCTTCGTGATTAAAGGAACGAAAATCAAATAAATAATACCTATTTCCGGGTCCCATTCCGTTTTGCGAGCGTGCGAGCAAAACGGAATGGGTGCCCCTGCACCCTTCCTTTTATAAACGCCCTTCATCCGAATAACTATAAAAGCTATGATTACAGATAACTAAATGGTCTGCCAAATGTATATCCATTATTTCAGCCGTTTTCTTGATTTTTTCCGTTAACCTGTCATCTTGATTACTCGGACGATTATTCCCGCTTGGGTGATTATGCGCAATGATTATTTGTGTCGCATTATTCATAACAGCCTGTTTCAACAACACCCTAACATCTATATACGTCCCATCAATTCCACCACTTGACAACCTTATCTTCTTGACTATTTTAGAACCTTGATTCATCAATAGCAACCAAAATTCTTCTACCGCCAGTTCACCAATCAAAGGACACATGACCTTATAAACGTCCTCACTGGAGTGAATAACCTGCTTTTCAAATTTACGTTCCTGTATCCGCTTATACAGTTCCACCGCTGCCAGTGCGACCCTTTTTCTCCCTGGCGTTAATTCCTCGAACAACATTTCCACGGATAAATCTTCATTGTGACTTAACGCTTGCTTAAATTGGGAAACAGCCCGTTCGCTATTCGTTATATTATACACTAGTTCATTATCACTTAAATGTCTACATTCCCCTGCCATATCAAATAAATTATTCATATTCTCATTTCATTAAAGTACGACCTAAAAAATATCCTCCCAAAACTTCTGCACCTACGCTTTCAAGTGCACAGGAAAAACGTGCATAACTCGCTCCCTGTGTTAGTATATCATCGAAAACAAGCACTTTTTTTCCCTTAAAAAAGGAATTATCAAATCGGATAATTTCCACATCCTGTACCGCCTTAACTCCTTTCGCCTCATGAATAGCCAGGCGTTCTCCCTCTATCGTTACCGACTGATAGGCATTCTTGCATCCTGTTAGTCTTGCCACTTCTTCTGAAAAGTTTTTATATCTCAACTCATTTTTATCTGAAGAACTTGCAGGAATACAAGTCAATGTTATATTTTCACATTCCGTTCCGAATTGTTCCCGTATCTTCTTTGCCACCAGTTCTGCAACCGCCATACTTCTTTTCCCGTCTTTAAAGTCCCAAATCATTTTCCGAACTTTCCATTCCCTTTCGTTTGCTTCATACTTGACGGGCAAATAATCAAAGAAGCAATACATAAACTTCGACCATTGTCTTTTCCAGCTCTCCGGCATGTTTTTTGTTTTCATAATTCTCTGTGTTAATTGTTAATTTATTCTTGAACTTGAAGCCCGGAGGGTGTGAGCCTTTAACCTCTTTCTCCCTGCCTGGAGCTTTTTTTTATTCCGTCGCTTTCGCTCGGGGTATGTTTCGCCTTTATGCCGCACCAGAAGGTGTTTATTGCAACGACGCCAAGCTTTTAGCTTCAAATACTACCCGTAGGTGTGGAGATTTTAAGATAAACCGGAACGACTTGAGCTTTGCACAGGAAAAGAAACATTTACCTTCGCGGAATAAAGTCGGAAAACATTCCTCGAAAGAGATGCATCTATATATGGCGACAGGCAGAAAAAGGAAAAAGAGACAATAGAATAGAAATACTACTCTGCCCCACCCCAAAATATGAGAAAGGGGCGTATTCCCGGAAAACGGTTCGGAATGATTAAGCAGTTTCAGCTTGTGGCAAAAAAACTACTTAATCATTCCGAACCGTTTTCCGGCATTTTTTTTATCTCATTCAATTCCCATGAATAAAAGTCTAAAAAACTGTCATCCAGCAAAAAAAGGGTTTTAAAGGGGAAAAATTTCCCCTTTATCTGTCGCAAGACCACGCACCGCCCTGAAAAAAAGTTTCGACCTAAAGTTTTTCAATTTCCCTTATATGCTGCACTTTTAAAAATGTAAATAAAATTCATTTTACCAAAATCGGCTCTCCTCCCTGTCCTTTATCGCCTGCCATACACCTGATACCTTTGCTTAAAAAGAAGGTCATGAACGATGTCATTACACAAAACCTACTCACATTCTTGCTTGGTGGTGGTCTCTTGTCATCCATCACTGGAGTTATTACGCTCAAATACACCAAGAAGCAAGCAGAAGCCAAAGCTCTTAGTTCCGTACAAGATGTATATCAGGAACTAATCGCTGACCTGCGAGCTGACAAGGAGGCTATGAAAAAAGAGAAAATAGAAAGCGAAACAAAATGGACTTACCGTATAGAAAAGCTGGAAAGCAACCAGCTATCCCAAGATAAAAAGATAGCAGAAAACGAAAAAGAAATAGCTGATCTTAAACGATTCAAATGTGTAAACCTAACGTGTAACAACCGTAAACAATGAAACATCATGCACACACTCTCATCTATCTTGCTTGCCTTGCTATTGCCTGGCTACTGTGTAGTTGCCGTAGTACTCTTCAAAACAATCGTAGTACTCAAGAACAAAGCGATCTTTCTATCACAGATTCCGCACTGCGAATTAGAACCGAAGACACCTATTCCCGATTCAACCTCAACCAGGAACAAACGGGTAAAGACTGGAAAGTTAAAGTTAACTTCGACACAACGAAATCAGCAGACCCATCTACCGGACTACCCCCAATATCGAATATCGAGATTGAAGGGAGCAAGACAACGATCAAAACTTTGCTTCAGAAAGATGACACTACACGTATATCTGATAAACAGGAAACAACGACTGACGTCACGTTTCAGCAAAACAAACAATCCGAATCCCAAAAGAATGCCAGCGGTTCTATCGCGGACGGAATTGATGATGGATTCAAGTATGGCTTAATCATTGGTATCCCAATATTACTAATCATTCTCATACTACCTTTTTATGCAAAGTATAGACAAAAGAATCCATCAAAGTAAGATATGGAAACTCATGGAGCGTAGACAAGACGGTAAGCCTATCGAATTCTCCATTGAATTCTGTAAAAAGAGCACAGGCGAACTTGTCACCTACGATCGTGCAGTATTGACCTCATTCCATAGTAGTGGAAGCACTATTAACGTATTACCTGCCGGAGAAGCTACTCCGAGAAAAATCCACCGATGCCTTATCACCAAATTCAACAATCTCAAAGTATATTTCTAATGAAGCAACAACAACCCTCAATCAATCTTATAATGAAAGGCTATGATACTTATGCCGTCTTAAAAGGTGGAAAGAATGTTATCAAATTCAGTGATAACAGTGATATCGCCACTGATAAGAATCCTACACCTATCGAAGTAGCTCCCAAAGGAGAAAAGAATCCAATCAAATGGATACCACGCGGACGAAATAATCATATGCCTTATGACATCATGAAAAAAATCGGTACCAACGTCACCATAGGCAGCAATATCGAATTCAAGAATAAAGTTGTATTCGGTGACAGCATACTCGTCTATCGGAAATATCGTGACCCTAAAACGAGGAAAATAGTCAAAGAGGAAGTTCTTCCGTACGAGCAGCCGGAAATTTTTGAATTCCTTGAAAACAACAACTTCAATTTTGTCCGTATGGAGCTGGCAAACGATCTGGTTATATTCTATGACGGCTACCTGGAGTATATATTCAACAATGACAATAAATCCCCCAAACTCGTACAAATCAAAGCTAAGGAGTCCACTTGTTCCAGGATCAGTGAAATTGACGAAAAGACTGGTAAAAGCGAATGGCACGGTTATTCTGCAGAATGGCATACCGGTACACCAACAGATTTGATTGCCACTCCCCTGCTCGATCGGCAGACTCCACTACTCGACCTCAAAATGAGAATGGGACTTGCTCCCAATGACAAAGGAGAGAAAATTGTAGGAAAAGAACGGAGATTTATCCATAACCTCCGCATCTCTACACCCGGACGGTTTTATTATAGTCATCCATATTGGTGGAGTGTTTTTGCATCCGGCTGGTATGACTTCTCCAGTGCAATCCCTGTTTTCAAAAAATCATTGATTAAAAATCAAATGGCACTGCGGTACATTGTGTATATTCAAGAGCCTTTTTGGGAAAAGTTATTTGCATCTGAAGGCATAGTCAAAGATGACGAGAAGAAAGCACGCAAAGAAAAGTTCCTGAAGGATATGAATGATTTTCTTGCCGGTGAAGAAAATGCCGGCAAAGGCTTTGTCTCTCACTTTCGCTACGATCGTGTAAAAGGCTTTGAAGAAAAAGACATCATTATTACTCCACTCGAATCTTTCTTCAAAGGTGGTGAGTATATTGAAGACAGCGAAGAGGTCAGCAATATGATGTGTTACGGTATGGGCGTACATCCTTCGATAATCGGATCCGCACCTGGTAAGGGAAAAAGTATCAATGGTACCGAAGCACGGGAGTTATTTATCATAGAACAGGCACTCATGAAGATGTATCAGGATACAACATTGGAACCTCTCTACTTTGCAAAAGCCATGAATAACTGGCCTAAAGATATTTATTTCTCGGTGACTAATTGTCAACTTACCACGCTGGACCAAGGTACCGGAGCGACAAAGAATACAGGTTTAACCCCAGAAACAGAATAAAATGAACGCACTAATCCCCGACATCGACACCCTCAAAAAGGTAGTAAAGATCAACTCCTCACTGCCTTACGAATCAATCGAACCATACATCGAAGATGCACTGGATATATACATCAAACCGTATATCGGTAAAGCAACGATCAGTAAAGCTCATGAAGACAAAGGATCTGACTTATACAACAAACTACTGCGTGCCCTCGGCCCATTAACCCTGATGCTCGCATCTGATGAACTGGGTGTTATGTTCGGTGATGCCGGTATCACAGTAAGTAACGTGCAGGGACAGCGTTCTCCTGCCAGTGACACTAAGATCGCAGCAGCAAAAAAGAATCTCTGTTTTCGCGGAATGCAAGCACTTGACCGGCTAATATCATACCTGGAGGAAAACAAAAAGGATTATCCTGATTATGTTATCGATAATATACCCCGTTTTTGCTTCATTCGTAATGCAGCAGAGTTCCAGGATCTCGGTATGGTAGACATTGACTATTCTATCCTATCTTATCGTATCATGTTCCCTACCATTCGTCAACTTCAAGAACACAACATTCGAGAAATGATAACGGATAAAGTCTATGACATACTCAAAGAAGCTCTTTCAGAAAATACCGAAACGCCCAAACAACAAGTACTTATTGACTATATCATCCGCTACTTAGCCAATAAAACTGCCGAATTATATACCTCACAGAAAACAACCGAACAACATGTAGCCGGCAGAACGATCGAATATACTCCCACTATTCGACCAATCTATCAGGATCCGGACGCAAACGGCAATTTTTTTGCAGACCAGGCAACTTATTATTCAGGGAAAATATACACTTATCTGGCCGAAAATGCGGAAGAACTGGGAATTGAAACAACGTCACAAGCTATTGACTTCAATTCTAAAGAAAAGAAACTATTCACCTCAATATCGTAACACTATGCATACTATACAAATTAATGATGATACATACACACTTCCAGGAAGTTGGGACGAACTCACCCCGAAACAGCTTCTTTATCTAGTCAAACTCACAAAGTCAGATATACCGGTAGAACAAGTTAAGGTATACATGATGCTTTATTGCCTGAAAGCTCATGTATGCCGGCATAAGAAAATATTTAAAGAGTATGTACGTATCAGAATTTGGCAAGAAAGTCCAACAGTCCGCTTCTATGTCCGTCGCCATAGCTGTCTTCTTCATCCGGAAGAAGTATCAATGCTTGCCAACTTGTTTGACTTCCTTATTTGTTCGGAAGAAGATAGTTCATTGCCCATGCGCAAATACTATCACCTGACACCGGATCTGACAACCAACCCATATCCAACCATCCATTGCCGACTTTGGAAATTCATCGGCCCAGAAGATCAGTTGCTTGATATTACCTTTGAACAATTCATGTATCTACAGACCTATCTTGATGCAATGCGTTCAGATCCAACGAAGATCGACCACCTACTAGCCTGTTTGTGGCATCGTAATAAGGTATTCGACATTAATCAATTAGACAAAGATGCAGCCATTCTTCACCATCTTCCTGAAGACAGAAAAATACTCATGTATTGGTATATTTTAGGAAGTCTGTCATGTATGGCCAATTCCTATCCGCGTATTTTTTCAGGAGAGGGAAAGGGTAGTTACGGTCGCGTATTCGACGCACAGCTCCGCCTTCTTGATTCCCTGGCACAGTCCGACATGACTAAAAAGCCGGAAATCCGAAAAGGTCTTTTACTTGATGCCCTGTATTCGATGGACGAATCGATCAGACGTAAAGAGGAAACCGAAGAAAGTCTAAGAAACAGATAAAAGTTTGTTAGTAGCAAACAAATAAACAATAAAAAGTTTGTTAGTAGCAAACTTTTCTATATATTTGCAGTGTCAAACAAACGCGGGTGACGTCCGCATAAGTTCTTTTATATTATGGAACAATTGTTCGAGGCTATCCTAAAGATAGCAAATGCGAATCCTGATGGATTCACGGTTGACCTCACAACCTTAAAAAAGGTCACAAAAGGTATTTCAGTCGCCTATCTTGAGACTCAAGACAGTTTCGGAGAAGAAGGATTGAAAAGAGTTCTTAATCATGCTTTGATGCACGAAAAGAAAGTCGGTGGATGGCTTAACGAAGAAAACAATCAGTTTTATTTCGACTCCATCAGGATTTTCACCAACCTTGAAGAAGCCAAGCAATTCGGGCGTGAAAACAAACAGATTGCTATTTTCGACATCGGGCAAATGAGACTCATCAAATTGTGATCCGGAGGGGCGAAAGCCCCTCCATTACAAAGTATATTGCATTATTAAATACCCGATTATCAAATCGTAAATTGATGAATTATGAAGAATTTAGACTTACTACCTCTCTCTGCCGAGAGTAAAAAGCGAATCGACGAATTCGCAAAGCAGTATCAACGTTATGGACATATATCCATAGAAGTAGTCTCTTACTCCGATGGCCGACTAATCGTCCGTGCGGAGCAAAAAGACTTAGTGAATGACAAGTTCCTTACTAAAAAGGAACTAACCGAACGTGTACGAGAAATGTTTAAGGGAGAAATCCCGGATGATTGGAAGCTGACTGTATCGGCTGTAAACTTTGACCGTAAAGATATTGATGGCATTACCGTTGACTGGATTAAGAAGCGCATGGAAAAGCTCGGATTAAAAAGTAAACACCTAAGCAACTATACAGGCATCGACAAATGCACTGTGTCCTCTCTGCTATCCGGCGATAAGGAGTTAACTAAATGGCATAAGGTAGCCCTCTACTACTTCTTTAAGTATTATGAAGTAGCTAATTTCTAATCAATATTGCTTATTACAGAAAAGCGGAGCAAAAAACTCTGCTTTCTTTTTGTCGCATTCAGAAAATATTGTACTTTAGCATTCGCCAAATAATTATATAAAATATGAATCCCTTTTCATTGTGTAATCCGTAAAATCGGATTAAGGTCTATATATAAACCTTTTGGCGCACAATGATAAGGGATTCGCCATTTTAACCATGAGCAAAGGAACACCGACTAAGCCAATCAAGCCTCAAATCAGACCGGGCAGTGGAGTGCAAACCAATGGTGCACCAAAGCCCAAACAGAAGTAAAATGCTCTGCGATCAGTATACCTACTATTATACAGATCGTAAAAAGGCATATCTTCAGACAGCGGCTATACCAAATAGTCCTTATCCTGATATCTTCCAGGTTAAGGGCTATTTTGTTTTCAATAGCCTCTAAATGATCAGCCACAATATTCACATATCGCTTGTCACCTTTTATTTTGCAAGAGCTATAATAATCAATGAAAATGTCAATATCTAACTCCGACGGCTTCTTACCAGCTAGCCAAACAGTATGAATACAAATAATTTTCAAAATCAAAATACTCAAGACAACAATAGAAGCCAAAATACCAATGACAGATATTAAAACAAGACTGATATTACCATCCTGCATATTTAATATCCAACCGAACCCTGTCAATACAGTAATGATCCCCGTCAATAGGATGTATGATCTATCAGTTATTCTATTAGATACATCTATCACACCATCCAACTGCTTTTCAGCTTCACTTAAATAAAAGTCAACCGTACTTTTGTCAAGTTCATTCCGTGTCCGTTCTGATATAATACTTTTTTGTTCCATAGCCATTTATTTTTGAGCTAAAATACATTTTTCTATTGGCATTACAAATATATTACCACTATCTTTGTTGCTGTAACAAATTAAAATCACACAAATGAAAAGAATCATCTTATTATTCATGGGCATGATTACCCTAGTATGCAGCATTTCTGCTCAAAATTCAGACTTGCAAAAGTGGGTTAATAAAGCTGGTAAAGGACAAAATACAACCAGTCAGCCTAGCATTAGCCAATCATCTTCTCAAATGAATGAAATCAATCGATTGATGGAAAAGTCCACTAAATTTCAATGTGGCGCTGTAACCTTTGCCGGTGTTGGTGCAGGGCTATCCATTATCGGAGCAATTATTGGTACAAAAGACTATCAAGACCAAGGCTTGACTAATGATGAAATGAAAGACAAAGCTGATTCTGACCGAAAACTAAGAAAGGGGTTATTTATTGGAGCAGGGGCTAGTTTTGCTGTTGCTCTATGTTTTGAAATCGTAGCTCTTGACTATAAACTTAAAGCTGGAAAATCACTCCGAGTATTTTCCAATGGAACCGGGGGCGGATTAGCATATACTTTCTGATATAGTAAGCGGAGCAAAAAACTCCGCTTTCTTTTTGTTAGTTCTGAAAAATAATTGTACTTTAGCTATTGCCAAAATTAACTAACTCGTCAATTCCTTATGTCGTGCACCTGTGAAATCGGGTGGCTGGGTGGTTCCAGTTGGCACACGACATAAGGAATTGATTTTTTTGTATGATGGAATCATTAGAGACCCATTTTAAAGGTATTATACTAAATAATCTACATCATGACCCTCGCAGAAAGCGCATTCAACATGATATCATGGACTGGATTAACGTAAAACTTGCCGATGTACAGTTAATAACCTATCGCAAACAATTAGTAATGGAAGGGCTAATCACAGAAGAAGAACCGGACGAAGTCCATTCATTAATCGCAATCACTCCCAAAGGATATGAAGTTATTGAAAGATATGGTAACTATCAATCTTTCTTAGAAGCCCAAACAATGGACACTATCAATAATACAAAATTGACTACACTCAATATAAAACAACTAAGAATCAAAAATCTATCCATATTAATAAATATTATATTGGCAATTTTAGGGATACTTCTCACCTCTTACACCATTTATCAAAACAACCAGATAAATGAATTAAAGGAGATGCTTTACAAAAGTAATATAGAAATTCCAATAAAATAATATTTTCCGGAACTTCCCTTTGCTATTCCAAATATTATCCTCATATTTGTATCGCCAAAACATTACAGATATATCTGTACCGAATGAGCCCGGTTAGATGCTCAATACGAAATTGGGCTTCTTTTATGTCCATCAGTTTGCTCTCGACATTTACGTCTTCAGCAAATTCATATACGAAATAGTAGAAGTTTATTTATAAACGAATACGGCTGTCTTTCCCACATTTTATAATGCTCTTCGGGGATTATACTGTGATGTTTTGGCGAACGCGGGAATTGGCAGCCGTTCTTGCATCCATTGGGGTGCAAGAGAACTTGCCTTTAACAGCCAAAACATCACAGTATATGAAACAATTAACCCAGGGCACGAACTACGTGCCCTCATTCCGCGCAAGCGAAACAAATGAAGATGCACCTTTATTAAAAAGCCTACACAAACTTGAGACAAAAGACATTTGCTACCTATCCGCAATTGCCTGTTTTTGCTTAACTTTTGTTTATCCTGCTGCTGTGATCGGAGCAGTCATCTGTGTCTATCGAGCAAAGAAGTGTCAGAAAGGGGGTGAATCATGATGTTCTTTATCCACCATGTACAAACTTACAAGAATGTAAACCGCAAGGGCCAGGAGATGTGTGAGTTCGCCCAAGCATACGACCGTATTCTAGTACAAGATGAATGTGCTATGGATTCCCTAAAATGCGAATTCGAAGAAGTTGTCAAGGAACTGAATGAGAAATACCCTAATCAAAAAAAGCTCAAATTCAATGGGCATAATGGAGACTCCTCCGGTGGACAATGGAGTATAAAACTAGGAGACGATGATAGCAATCCTGTATGTTATATCTCATACAGTAAAGTACGCGGTCATTATTCTTTTGGAGAAGGATCTCACCTACTGGAGCAGAAAGGAGACCAGCCATGATACCAACAGAAATCAATGGCATCATCCTCACCGATGATTGTATCTCATCAATCAAAACTATCCAAGAAGGAGAACACTCTTGGATGGAAGCAACACTGGAAAAAGCAATTGACTTAGCTCTTGACATTGATTCTCCGGACATAGATTCTGTCAATCGACTAACACTTATTTCTGAAATCAGAATAATAAAAAAGCATATTCAATCAATAAGCAGTATTCAACACCCTAAAAAATAACATTATGAATAGACATGAAGCCTTACGGTTAGTAAACAAATTACTGGATCCGGCAACACCGATGGACGAAAAGCAGCGTGCAGCCGCACAACTTTCTGAATTAATTCGTATCTTGCTTCCAGAATCAGACGAAGAACAAAAATGATCTTAACGATAATAACCATATCCGGAATAGTACTTCTGTGCCTGGCATTCTTTAAAGCCTCGCGCTCAATCCTTGCAAAAGTATTTTGGCTTCTGCTCATGCTTACTTTGCTAGCACTATTCCTGTTCTTCTAACCTATCGTTTTGTCCTTTATAGCCCGCCCGCAGCGGGCTATTTTTGTCTCCATAACCTAAACATTATACAGTTATGGAGTATGACCATTTCGCTTATGGTGAAGCCTTAGCTTCGGCACTCAAAGCCATTTCACACACATCTCAAAAGAAAAGGTTCTTCACAGCATTCGGACTGGAGGACCTGATCAGCCTCGATGACAGTTTATCCTCCATCAATGGAACCATCCTTATCGCCGTTGATGGTTGCGAATCCGAATCTGAAGACAACGAAGCCGATTCACTCAATGACAAACAAGTCTACTCATTCATCGTGGCCAGAAACACAATTTCCGGAAATCCGGAAACGATTAATCAGGCAGTCAAACAATGCAAGAGTATATGTAAACAGATCCGGAATAAATTGCTGAAAGACATTAAATATGTAGATCGCAATACTCAAATTAACGGTATCGGCCCGATCGGTGATAACTTCTATGGCACCGTGCTTACCTTCTTTGTTAATGTTCCGGAAGAATTCATCGTCGATCCAAACTACTTTTTGTAATGGGATTCTATAAACGAATGTCAGACAAGCAGTCGGAAATCAAACGCTATAATGCAGCCCGACGAAAAGCGGATAAGTTATCTTCTACTCCGACTTCCCGACTAATCCGAATGGAAACCATCTCGGAGATAGAACGCTATAACATCGCCCAGGATGCCGACCGACTCACCGCATTCAACAAAGAGGTGGAACAATGGCAGGATGCTGTCAGTAAACAACTCAAAGCCACCATTTCATCCCGTAGTTTACGTATTGCTCGTGAACTACAACCTAAAGCCTATACCGACAAATACGGATTAATCAACCGACTTGGTTTCTCTTTTCCTCGTCATGGTGTCTATATCCACAAAGGTGCCGGACGCGGGCAAGGTGGTCTTATCGGAAGTAAATGGAGCTATCTGAAGAGAATCAACGGAATGGAAATCAATACGAGTATCATCCGACATACTAATCCCGCATCACTTGGCAAACAGAATGAAGGTAACCGGCAGGCTTACCATTGGTTCGATCCGGTCATCAAAAACCGTCTTCCGGAACTTGCCGATATATGTATGCGCTATTTCGACACTATGCTTATCGACGCAACCAAAATATACATTGAAAAGTAAAGCCATATGAACGACCTAAACCGAAGTATTAAAATATTTATTGATGGAACTGAAGCATCAGCCGGCGTCAAGAAGATAGAAGATGCCATCTCCCAGCTAGAGAATAAAATATCTTCTCTTGATAAATCAGAATCAGGATATGCCAGAAAATCCAAAACTCTGCAAAAAGAACTGGAGAATAAATATAAAACTCTCAATACTTATAAGCAAAAAGTAGCCGAGACCGACCGAATCCTGAAGAATCTCTCCGGTGCCACCTATGATGAACTGTTATCTGTCAGCCAGAAAGTCCGTAAAGAACTCCGTGCAGCCATACCTGGTACTGAACAATACAATGCAGCCCTGGAGCAAAGTAGGCGCGTCACTGAAGCAGTAACCAGGGCACAAAAAAATATGCGTGTAGAAGTTGGTTGTCAAGCTAGTCCAATAGGAAAAGCCGTGGAACTGTTTAATAAATATGCTGCAGTTGTCACCACCGTCATAGCAGCTGTGACAGGCTTAACACTAAAGCTGAACCAACTTCGTGAAAAACGCAATGAACGTGAAGATGCCAAAGCCGATGTCGAAGCATTAACAGGGCTTTCCAAAGACGACATTAATTGGCTGGAACAAGAAGCAATCCGGCTTTCCACTACAATTAGTGATTCCGGTATCCGGATCCGACAATCAGCAACCGAAATTCTTGATGCTTATAAATTGGTCGGTTCTGCTAAACCGGAGTTACTATCTAACAAGGAAGCACTGGCTGCAGTAACCGAACAAACTCTTATCCTGGCATCCGCTTCCGGGATGACACTGAAAGATGCGGTGGACGCCGTAACCCTTTCAATGAACCAATATGGTGCAGAAGCAAATGAAGCTTCACGTTATGCTAATGTAATGGCAGCCGGCTCAAAATATGGATCTGCAGCCGTTGAGTCAGTAACTAAAGCTGTGAAAAGTTCCGGTGTGGCTGCATCTTCTGCAAATGTTTCGATCGAACAACTAGTTGGTACAATCGAAACTTTGGCCGAAAAAGGCATCAAGGATGAAATTGCCGGTACCGGACTAAAAAAATTCTTCCTTACTCTTCAAACCGGAGCAGATGAAACGAATCCTAAAATTGTAGGCTTGGAAACAGCTTTGGACAATTTACAGAAAAAACAGTTGTCTGCAGCACAAATCAAAAAAATGTTTGGTGAAGAGGGATACAACGTTGCTTCTGTTCTAATCAACGAAACTGAAAAAGTCAAATACTACACCCAGGCAGTCACCGGCACCAGTGTCGCCATGGAACAAGCAGCCACCAAATCGGATACGGCAGCCACCAAGCTCGCACAAGCGAAAAACAAAATGAATGAGATGGGAATGGAGTTAATGGAAAAACTCAATCCCTCAATCATTAGTACAGTAAATGGTACAGTAAACTGGACTAGAAAGATTATAGACTTGATTGGGTTCATGGTCAAACATTCGGGTATAATCATCACACTAACAACTGCCATTACAACTTACTATCTAGCTGTGAAGGCCACTGAATTTTATGAGACCAATCTCAAGAATGCCAAACTTCTTAGCATTGCAACCGACAAAATAGCAGAGAGCTGGAGCAAGATCAGATTAGCCTCTATTTTGGCTTTATCTGCAGCCAAATATACATTGGCTGGTAACACTACAATGGCGACAGCAGCCATGCAGCGACTCAATGCCACAATGAAAGGAAATATGATAGGAATCATTATTTCATTATTGGTCACAGCAGCTATGGCAATCTATCAATTCACTAAACGATCCAAAGAAGCAACAGAGGCACAAGAGAAATTCCAAAGCGAGTTACTTAAAGAGCAACGTTCGCTCAATAATTTGTTTGATGCTCTTAAAAGAGCAGGAGAAGGTACCGAAGATCGCCGCCGGCTGATTAAAGCCATAAACGAAACTTATGGTCAATATCTTCCTCATCTATTAACAGAAAAAAGTTCTCTTGATGATATCAATGATGCCTATAAACGAATAAACGGTTCATTACAGACGCAGATTGCCCTCAAAGTTAAAAATGAAGCGACAGATAAAATAGTCTCAAGTTCGATAAAAGAACAAGCAACCGCCCTAGAAAACATTCGCAACAAATTAGTCGGTTCATTAGGAAACGGGCAACTTGTCAACATGGTTATCAATGATTTAAAACAAACCACTTCGGAATTTCAGAAAGCAGGACAAGGTTGGGAACGAGCTTGGGGACAAGCATACCATACCATCAGTTACAAATATTTTAAGAAGCAATCTCTTAGTAATGAAATGGGAGAATACATGGAAGATTACATCAAAAGTGTATATGACATGGAAAAGAAAATAGCCCAAACTGAAGCTAAATTCCAGCCTTTCATAGACCGTATCAATAACAACCTTCTTCCAGAAACAGTCATTACCGGAGACAAGCCTGAAGGTAATAAAACAACCGGAGATGAAACTGAGTCCGAAAAAAAACGAAAAAAACAACTTGAAGAAGAAAAAAAACTATATAACCAAAAACAAGCCTTCCTGAAAGAAATGTATCTGGAAGGGGGTGATGACACTCTCCAAACAGAAAAGCAATTCCAGAAAGAAATGGAATGTCTGCAGATGGAATACCTGGAACGGTCCCTTAAAGTTGCTGGATCCAAATCCAAGGAAGGTGCCGAAATCCAAAATCAGATTAATGACCTGAAGTTAAAAATGCAGAAAGACCACACTCAACAGTTACTCGACGAAGAGACAACTCAATATGAAAAGCAACAACAGGATTTAAAAGAACTGTATGCCTACGGCAAAGATGAGAATCTAAGCTCTGAAACAGCTTATAATGATGCTATGGAACAACTTACCATCATGCATCTTGAACGAATGCTCTCCATTGCCGGTTTAAATGCCGAACAACGAAAACAAGTCGAGCAACAACTTCTTGATTTCAAAGTAAAATGCATGAAGGAAGAACAAGACGCACATGCTAAAGCAAAAGATGCTGAACAAAAAAAGACGGCAACACAAACCAAGAAGGAACAACAACAATATCAAGAACGTCTGCAAACATACAAACAGTATGGTTCAGCACTTGGTTCTGCATTAGGCAACATCATCTCCGGACAAGAAAATGCAATGCAAGGCTTTGCAGACACAATGATCGATATCGTATTCGATATACTAGGAAAAATAATCGAAGCTGAAATCATTAAAGCAACAGCTACTGCTACCGGTGCCGTAGCCAGATCTACAGCTGAAGCAATGGCTATGCCAGATTCCGTTGCGTCATTTGGAGCTTCCGGTGCAGCCCGGGCTGCCATTCTCACAGGTCTGATTATGGCAGCACTTGCAACAGCAAAAAGTGCTTTGAAAGGAATGATCGGTGGCAAACACTCATCCGGTTCTTCAGATTCTGACACGGCTTCATCCGATACTCCCAAAAGAGCAACTGTAAGTGTTTCTCAATGGGCATCAGGTCGCTACGATGTAATCGGGAAAGAAGATGGTAAAAACTATCGGGATATACCTTATATTGGAGCAGCTCCCACCGGTATTGTCCGACGCACCTCTCTGATTTCAGAAAATGGAGCAGAACTGATTATCAATGCAGACGATTTATCAAGATTACAAAATCATATAAATTACCCTTTAGTCCTGAACGCAATTGAGGATGCCCGTAGTGGTCATGTGCCCCAACGTGCTTCAGGTAATTATTCAGCTATTAACAGTTTATCCCCCCAAAATGAAGAAACTCCTTATAATATGTCAGCTTCGGAACTCGAACAGTTGATTAAAGAGATCGGGATGCTAGTTAAGACTCTCAAAAACTTAAAAGCATACGTTTCTCTAAGAGATATACGAAATGCTGAAGAACTAGATGAAAAATCAAAAAAACCATTTACCCGCTCAACTAAATAAGAATTATTATGGCACTAAGAATATCAAACACATCCGGTACTTTTGATCTTCCAAAAGACTTCAGTACAGAAATAGAAGACAGCTCACCCATTTACAACGAACGGGGATCTCAATCTATTGCCGCTACTATACCAGGTGCCAGAAATAATCTGCGTCTCAACAATTACATTAACAGAACTGATATTGACAACGCTCCAATTACCGATGAACGTGTGACCATCAGTGACGGGGTTTATCATCGAACCGGTAAGATGAATACTACGAAGGCTTCAGAAAATAATGGAATAACCTTTAATGTAGGCTTTGGAGAATCTGAATTATACAGTATATGGGAAGATGTTTCTCTACAGTCCATTACCCTTCCCGTTCTTCGCCCTGAAGGAGGGGTATCAGAATTAATACCATATATTATAGAAAATAGTCAAAAAGATGATGCTCCCTTCTGTCTGTTTCCTGTGGCGGTCACTTGTAATCGCAAGAAAGATAATGACGTAGTTACCAATTATGCAGAATATATAAATAACTATCGCGATGGGTATTGGTGGAAAGCACGGACAGAAACTTTTTTCATCAATGGAGAACCCGTAGAAGTTTCACTTCCTGAAGGATATGGAATAGTCCCATTTATAAAGATCAGTTATATATTAGAAACCATATTCTCCACATACGGATATACTGTCACCGAAAACCCATTTACTAACCACCACCAACTCGGTCGCCTGGTTGTTCTTAATAATGCAGCAGACTGCTGTGTAAAAGGAGAACTAAAATATGCTGACCTCATGCCTGACTGTACAATCAATGAATTCATGCAAGCCTTATGGTGCCGCTTTGGATTACTTTACTTTGTGGATGGAAATACTCGTGAGGTCAGACTTAAATTCATTCGTGACATTCTTAATTCCAAAGCTACTTCAGACTGGACATTACAGAAAGCGTCCAAACCAGTTATCAACTTTGAAGCTCCCCAGCAATTAAAATTATCAGCCGCAACAAATGTGCGGGGGGAAGATCCAAGATGGACGGCAGCTCCTGCAGCTGATTCACTGGATAAATTTTTAAAGCCATACCATTATATTGTCACGACTAAAGCAAATGGCTATCTGACCTATTCCACAGAGAGCGGATTATATTATAAAACAGACAACATCACCGGACGTACAGAATTAGTGTCAACAGATTTCTTCCCCTGGGATCGCGGAGCTGATATGGCATACAAAGAGATTACCTCTATTGATGAGTTTTTACCTTCTGAAATAGAACGTTTTAAAGGAAACATATATAAATATATACGAGTTCCTTACTATCTTTTCGGTAAAGTACATCGATACACCACTATTTCCAGTTCCGATATTGAATTATCGGAGAAGCTAGACTATCAAACGCCCCTTGCATTTTGTTTTTCTTTCTTCGATACTAGAGAGCGAGTGACTTATGGTTCACAAATTTGCCTCGATATCTTTGGGAAACCAGTATTGAACAAACAAAATGGTCAAGCCTGTGAAATATCACTTCTATTTGTTGGTCAATATGGACTGTTTAATCATTTTTGGAAAGAGTATGATGCGATTCTTCGTCACGCAAACCATTATATAGAAACGGATATACATCTATCCACGCAACAATGCATGAATCCAGACTTCTCCTCTCCTATTCTGTTGGATGGCCAACGAATGTTACCCGATACCATCCGGTACTCGTTACCTAAAAATTCATCTTTCCCCGCAAGCGTTAAACTACGGACTATCAAATTACTCAAGCCGTTCAATTTAGAAGAAGAACAAACTGTCCCTATTGTGGACCAGAAATACAAGTGGGCGTTATTCGATAACAAAAATTCCGTTGTAGAAGCTGCAATAAAACCTCAAAGAGATGCCTGGAGAGATGAAGCAAACAGGGATGGTAATAGTTTGTATGATCTACAATATAAAAATGTGTCTACAGATACCGTAGATATAAAAGCACCTCTTTCAGTACCTACTGAAGAAGATTACAATAATAAAAAGGAGTATTTCATCAGGAAAATCAATTATAGCTTCGATTTATATTACCGAATCAGGTATTACCTCGGTACAACCCCAGATGGGCACATCCATTATGAGATAAGTGATTCGAGAGGAGGAGTACATTATGACCTGCAATATGATCAATCATTACGTGCTGAATTATTATAAAATGTCCTTTATATCTCACAGTATAACATACAATTTTGCAATATGAATACATCAGAAACAGTAATATCAACTATTCAATCAAATGATATTGGAAAGATGCTCATCACTTATCAGGAATATATGAAGAATACATCTATTACGTTTGATGACCTCTTTCTTTTTCTCTCTCACCCCACCGCTGATAGAGAAGAATTCCTACATAACTATTGTACCTGTAATTACCTGGTACAAGAACAAATTATCTCACCTAACTATCAAGTAAAATGAGTCTGACTGCAAACATATCACCCGCAAATATGGCATTGACTGGCAATCCCATCAAGTTGTCGATTAACAGCAGTTCTCTGGCCACTTATACCATCTTAGTAGGAGAACAAACAATATTTACCGGCAGTGGAGAGAGTAATTTCTTTGTTTTTATTCAAGACATACTTGCTGACATAGTACAACCGGCCCAATTATACAACGAATCAGAAGAGGTCCTGTTACAGGCAGAAGGTTGTTCTCACAATGTTACTATCAATGTATCCAATAGCGAGAAGAATAGTTTAACAATCTCCCTAAAAGTATTTATTGGAGGAATCAGCAAGAGAATGTTACGCCATCTCAATGATGAAAATAAAAATGTATTCATCTGGAAATTGATGAATCCGGAAGGTAATTTTTTCCAAACAACCCGTACTTCTGAAAGACTTATTACAATCCGAGAAACAGAACTCCTCCCAATTTCTTTCATTTACCCTGATAGTGGTATACTAAGAGTAATTGCGAATGGGATAGAAACCGTTTTAATAGGAGTAGCCGGAGAACCGGTTGGACTCAACTTATATCGTCTTCGGAAGCAACTTTTCGATGCTCACCATATTCTGGCCTCTATATTTGACATCTATGTAGGAGAAACCAAATCCTGCACAATTGTAATCACTCCCGGAACAATAAGTAGAGAAAGGTATCTCTTACAATTTCTTAATTCATACGGTTCTTACGAGCTAATCGAAATTACAGGTATTGGTAACATTAAGCGTGAAGCAGAAAAAGAAAATGCATTCAATAAGTATGATGAAGTTATAGATGACTATGTTGAATCATGGGAGAGACTATCCGGACGTGAGTCTATGACAGTAGAATCGGGATATCGCACAAATGACGAATTGATACATTTGATTGATATGCTATCTTCTGATGACATAAAACTCCTTGGACTGGACGGACGAAATATCAGAGTAAATGTAACAGCGGAAAATCTTACCAGAGCATCCCGGGCAACCGTTCCGGAGAGTATAAAGTTATCTCTACGTTTTGCAGATTCAGAACAGCGTTATACTGGTTCATTCACTGATGATGATTTAGGATCACCGCGAATACATACCGAACAATTCACCAAACAATTCAATTGATATGTCAGCACAACAGGACATCATAGATCAGCTGATAGACTATATCGACAAAGCTATTTTGAAGAATAGCGTCTCTAATCGGCATGTCGCGGCAGTATTATCTTTTTTGAATGAAACATTAAAAGAGATTAATAGCGGAAAATACATTCGTAAAGATCAGCCTGATAGTACTGAATTCTTATTGAAAGCTAATGGTGGCATCGAAGTAGGCAACTTCATAAACAACTTGATCTCTGGCACTGGCATTGGATTATTTAGTGATGGAAAAATACAAGCTTCTAGTATGGAGCTTAGAACTTCTCTCACCGTTTTAGAGTTAATCTTCAACCGTCTATCCGCCCAAGAAGGTGATGCCTCTTTTTCCGAATCCGGAGTAATAGAAAGCATTGAATTATTAGGAGACGGCACCTACCGTCTACCTTTGCGTAAACGACATACAACGGACTTCACAGCCTTCGACTGGAACGACATCATATACGGTTCTGTCAATGACCTAGCTACCGGAGGCGGTAACTACCGCACCTCATGGATGCGAGTAGTAGGAGTCAACACCCTAGACAACTACATTGAAGCAGTCCTCTATTCTGATTCAGAAGTGCCGGGAGGTAAGAACTATCCACCTGAACCATTAATGGTCATTACCCGTAGAGGTAACACTTCGGATGAAGACCGGCAGAGTTATTGGTATATCTCCAGCTATGAGAAATGTATCTGCATGCTCGATGGAGTAACAAAACCTATCTTAGAAGAGAACAATTACTCTATCCTGATTGGTAAAATGAAACGTCTGTCTTTGTTCGACAATCTGCCGATCAACTACCGACAAAGTTATGTCTATTGCCGTGGCCTTATCCGTCAGGATGATATTCGCGTAGATGTAACCGGCAAGCCTGTCTACGAGCTTGTCAACCGTGGAATCTGGAGTTTATCGGTTGCCACCTCTGAAGAACCATACCTTTTCGAATCAAAGAATCCTATAACGGGTGTCAATGAGACCAGTACCGTCTACCAGCGTGGAGCAAAATGGCAATGCCTAAAGTCCCGCACACTGCTAGAACCTAAATGGAACTCCACCGACTGGGCGTTCTTGGAAGGTAACGGAGAATACTCGATCGACTTTGAAAGCAGCAAAGGCTTTTCCTTCTTTTATGGCCTGATCGATACGGTAATAGAAGCAAAATTTTATCATGGCACAACCGACATCACGGAGGATGTAATGTCTATTCCCGGTACTGTAATCACATGGAGCAGAGATACGGGAATAGAATCGGAGGATAATGCCTGGTCGCCTAACTTCGCGGACAACAGAAAAAACAGGATTCATCTCATTACTCCCGATATGGGATCGCAGTGGCTAGATGCCCGGTCCGTCACATTTAAGATGACAGCTGTTATCCCACTCGGTGAAGAGCACTATTTGCGGGAATCCGAAGAATTACAATTTAATCTTTAATAATTATGCAAAAAAAAAGAATCATCAACGTACAAGTAAAGCCGCTTAACGCCAATTGTGGCATTAAGATTATTGGCGACGGCTCTTTCCAACAGAAGTATAGCCGCGACGATAACGCTTTCTACCCCTCTTATTCGGACATTCTGCCTTTGGTAGTGACAGTCGTTGTCAACCTGCAAGATCCTGATGGAGTAATTTCTTCCGGCCCGGCTACCCTTGACCGCATTGACTGGTATTTTAACGAGTACAAGCCATCTGCCAAAGTTTCTTCCAGCGATCCTAATTATAAGGTAACAACAATCGGGGATATTCCCGTATTAAAGGCAACACTCAATACTCCGGTAAGCAGACCTATCCTGCTCATTGGTGAAGCCTTCTATACAAACCCAAAGACCGGTCGTCAAGAATCGCAAATAGCACAACAGTTGCTTAGTACCGTCTATTACGAAGCTTCGCTGCTGTCTTTGATGGCGGATTCCCCTACAGAGGTAATTGTAGACCCGACGAAGATAGATGACAGCAACCCCACCAATTGGCAGGTTCAATTAAAAGCAATTCTAAAATCAGGCGAGTTAAAATTGTCATATGATAATGCCGTGTACTGGTGGTATGTCAAGGATGGGAAATATACCCGCTTGGTAACGAGCTCCGACACTTGGATGGTCACAACTCCAAATTCTGACGGTACCTGTCCACGTACGATCACCGTTGATGCCTCACGCATCAAGAACTTAAAACTGGAATGTCGTGCCGCTTACATAGGAAAAGGAGAAAAGAGACCATCGTCACCAACTAACGCTGCATTATTGGTACAGTACAATGTTCGTGTAGACCTTCCCGTGTTTCAGAACGCCAAGCAAATTCCCATTGCCGGGGCGTATATCACCGTCAAGGACATCAACACTGACAAGGTAATCAAATCCCGTTGTGAGATTACCGCTGGCGGACGTGTGATAGAGAATCCGGAGAAATACTACAACATCACTTGGAAAGCAACGAAAGCTGACGGAACCAGCTCGATTATCGGATACGGTGAATACATCGAAACGACTGTCAAGGCTCTAGGAATCACCTATACTAATCCGGTTGTTATTGAGCCTTCTGTAATGCCTAAAATCGGTTCTTGGAATGTAGAGGGTAGCGTTTACAGTGGTTTAGATGCTACTCCCAAATTCCAATTCGGAGTCAATCAGATTGCAGATAAATTAGGTGCATACCTGGTTAAATGCGAAGATGGTGTTAATGTTGAGATCATCGGCAAACTTAAAAATAACAACTGGATGCGTTTTGAAGACGGATCACTTGCTCCGACTACCATTAGTTCACCAGCAGAGGATAAAGGGTATAATATCATGTACGGCTGGACACAGACAATTCATACGATTGAAAATGCAATAGCCGGCAGTGAGGTGGTAGCGTTGTTCAGTGAAGAACCATTCGAGTATAACGGTTTGCAATCACGGCCGATTCCTCCGACACTGATTTGTCCGGGATTGCCGGCAGTGGTAAACGGCAAATTCCGGTCCATGTATTTCAAATACAGAGCTGGTGAAGGCGGTGGAAATGGATTGTTAGGAATCAATGCTTTTAATAGACAGGGCATGACATATCCGAGAACCGCTTTAAGTCAATTGACTACAAATGACTTTGCTGTAGCCCACAATGCTGATCCCACTAAAACTATTCCGTTCGCTCCACTGATGGACTGGCATTTGCTAAACATCACCAATGCCCTGATGAACAAATTCGGGACAGTTTATCTACATGATCCGAATAAGTTTGGAGGTGGTATTTCTAGCAACGTATTCATAACTAGCGAAAATGCCACAAAAACAACCAATGTGGGGTATAGAATGAACGAGTCAGACCCATGGACATACCAAAGATTATCTGAACAACCGCCTTTCTGCACTGACGATAAAGGCACCAGACGCAATTGGAGTGTTATTCTATCCAACGAATATCCCCGCATGGAATGTCTGGAAACTCAAATGGCTTTGTCTTATGCAGTTGAGAATAATATACAGCCTGATAAAGACTTCACTTTTAACAGTTATGCTTATAGATACTATAATATATCCGGATGCAAAACTCTTCTTGAAGGAGAAATGAACGCTGTTCTCGTTAAATTTACTGCAATTCCTAAACTGTCAGCCTTTGATACGGCTGGTAATCCTATAACAGTAAATGAAATCAGAATAAGAATTCAAACGTCGGCAGTCTATGGTATGGACTTAGTATCAGCGGATGTTTTTCAATATGCAGGAGCCGGAATAGAGAAGGTTGCTACGATACAAGAAGATGGTAATCATCTAACCAAAGTATTTATCTGTCTCGATCAGTCCAAATTGACGCTTGATAAGACAGTGGAAAAAACAAGTGGTGATTTTGATTTTGAGTCTGTTTATAGTCGGGTTTGGCAATACAATATGGGTAATTCAGGCTTTTATACCAACTTGATGAGAGGCAGCAGAATTGGTGCAGAAAAAAAAGGAGGATTATCCGACAATACTTGCTATATAGATATAGGTAATAGCATAGGTTTTTCTCCTGTTGGTAAAAAGGTTCGCATGGCGCATCGCGTGCGTGGTTACGGCCCTTGGGGTGTTTGCTCCGCTCTCACTTTGCTTGCGACTTCTCCGCTTTTGTCTCCGGCTCCGCACTACGCTGGCGGCTTCCAAGTTCGTTTACCAGAAGGGACGCCAAGTGCAACGGCGCAAAACGCTAGTGGCGAAAATGTAAACGAATAAATTATAAATCAAATCAATAACATTATGAATTACCTATTAGTGAAAAAGTCGCAGTTGGTAGAGAAAGGTATCTACATAGACGCGCAGGAATTGAGTGACGGCCGGGCCGTACTTAGTATTAACGCAATGAAAGTGATCGGAAGCGATCTGCAGGACGTCGAGATTGTCACGCAGCAGACTTTAGACGCTTTGCTGCTGGAGGAAAAAACGAGAAGTAAAACCGTAAAAAAGTAAGGAGGATATACAATGAAAAAGATAAATGGAAGTTTTCAGCTATTTGCCCTGATGAACGGTGTGAATATCCGTGCTAGAATGGGTATCATCAACGGACCACTTCGCCAGGAATATAAGAAAGGAACAAATATCTGTAGCCCCGACTGGGAGACATCGGCAACAAAACCACTCATCTACGCTCACCTGAACCGTGACGATAATGGTTCTGTCCTGATTCCCACTACCGTAGACTTGTTTTATAACGGTGTTCAGATTGCATTTGGCGGTGACGGTTTGAGCACTACCGGAGCACTTGCCGGAGTATTCAAGAAGTCAACAAAGACGGTGAATATTGGCGGGCGTGACTATCCGAATATGATCGTTTTTGAGATCGTAAAAAACATCGTGCCGGTATCCAACTACGATAACGATACGATCCTGCTGAAAGGTACGACAGAAGTAGGAGGCCAGTCTCTTGCATTTGACGCTATCTCTGAAACTGTTGAAATTGTTGAAACAGTAGGAAGCTCAACCACTCTTTATCTGGATGGTGACACAGATGTAACTACGGATAGTCCGAAAGCTACGCTCAACGCCCATGTATTAATAGATGGCACGAGCCCTTCCGACTTATCAGCTTACACAGCTAAATGGTATAAGGTTGCGGGAGAAACTGCTACACTTGTGAGAAGTGGAGTCTGGACACTAGAGGTTAATGCATCAGACATTGACGGTACTGCGACTTATCGCTGTGATCTGCTACAAAAGGACGGTTCTACGGTTTTGGGAAGTGCATATATTAATGTTAACGACTATACCGATCCATACCGGGTGAACTTGTATGTAGATGGAATTACCGGCGAACAGATCAAGGAAGGTGAAACGGCTATCTACACTGCTAAAGTGGAGAAAGACGATGGCACGGAAGACACTACGGCTCAAACGACATTCACGGTAACAGACAATAGCGGTGCAAAAATAGACTCCCTGTCGGGGGTGAAAAAGAGCATCAATGTTTCGTTTCAGGATGTAATTAATGCCGGTGGAGGTCTCTCCGGTTATGTAAGTGCAACTATAGTATCGTAATCATGACAAAGAAACTGTCTTCAAACTTATTCAAAGTTAGCGTAGCCCCGACCAGTGGGGCTGACGCTACTACTTATTGGCTGGTACCTTCTGCAACCCAAGTCAAGCGAAAAGCTGACGGAGCGCATTTACCGGAATATGTATCCTGTGAATGTTTCAGCAAAACCGGTAAAGGAAATCCTGTATCCGGAAGCGGAACGATTAAGTTTGTGCTGACATACAAAACAGGAAGTAATTCGGCTGAATTTGTATATGGGTCACGGATCATCGTCACTTCCGATATGGCGGCAATCTCATTCCGGTTATATGTAGGAGGTACACAGGTGGACGAGAAGACGGTTTCTGTTGTAGAGGATGGACAGGATGGTGTACCGGGTCCTGCTGGCGTTCGAGGTAGATTACCATTTCCTTCAGGTGCTTTTGATCTATCAACAGTTTACACCTGTACAGATGACATAACTCCTATTGTTTATTATGAAGCAGGGAAAACATATTATGTGATGCGTAAAAATGGAAACTCTGTAGGAATCGATCCAGCGCAAGACTATGCTTCAAACGGAAGCGATTCTAAATGGATACCATTTGAGAATTACAAAGCAATATTTACGGAGATTCTGATGGCTAACTGGGCTAAACTGGCAAGTGCGGTTTTCTATGGTGATTATATGTTTTCGCAGCAGGGAATAGATAAAAGAGGTATAGCCACAACAGTCTATGAAGATTTTGGAAAAGAAACTTTTACTCCTAATTTTCAAGTTAATTTTAAAACAGGTGAGATAAATGCTCTAAAAGGAACATTTAGGGCAAATGTCTTACCTACCCCGGAAGTGTATGTATTACGTAAAGCTGATATTTATGCAGACATAGATATTTCAACATCTATAAACTCTACTCTAATATTTTTCAGTTCTAATTATGATGTAAATGGAAATGTAGCAGTTATACCTGATAATAGCATTGTTAGATTAAATCTTGATAGTATTTCTCAATATAATGAAAGCGATCCGCATGGTACTTTATATGGTAAAATAAAAATAATAAATCAATCTACATTAACTTTAGATATTTATTCTTCTTATACGGCGTCTGTCTCACAACCATTTTTTATATTTCCATCTAAAGCAATTTTAGCTTATCCGGGTTTTGGTACTGCCAATTTAAATTCAGGTGTTAAAAATCAATTATATCTGACTCCAGGAGCCGTATTAGATGCTTATGTAATGAGAACAACGCAAGAAAATGCTATTATGAAAGTAGCTATGCATATTTTAAATCCTGGTGATTTCGAATACAAGAAAGACCCTAAGGGCTTAGAATATATTTTAATTAGTAAAGGTCTTAAAATAGAATAAGAGTCACCAAAAACAATATGAAACAATTAATTAAGAAATATCTCGGATGGCTAAAGGATAGTAACCGTCCGAAACACATGAAAGCCGGAATATTGGTGTTCATTGTGATGCTGGTTGTATGCTTGACGCTTGGAGTGGGATTAAGTCCCTCAACTGTGATTGCTTTTGTGGCGACTAGTATTGTTGCGGTAGCAGTTGATTACAAAGATAAACTCTACGGGAATGTGTTTGATTGGCTGGATGTAGCAGCTACAGTTCTTGTTCCAGGAGTGATAACAATCGCTATATTAATTTTATATACTTGTATATTATGAAAACATTATTCCTGTACCTAGCTACGGTCAAGTGTTGAAATCATAAAAAGCATTATTTATTCAATTACTAATAAAAAAAAGATGTCAAATGAAGACTATTGATTCAATCATCATCCATTGCTCTGCCACACGTGCTGGGCAGGATTTCAAAGCAAAAGACTTTGACCGAGCGCATAGAAACCGGGGGTTCTCTATGATCGGCTATCACTATGTCATTGACCTGGATGGTACTATCGAAGAAGGTAGACCACTCGATATGGAAGGTGCACATTGTAACACCAAAGGAACCTCTGGCATATCTTACAACAAACACAGCATCGGAATATGTTATGTAGGAGGCTTAGATAGTAATGACAAACCTACAGACACACGTACTGAAGCACAAAAGAAAGCCCTCATGGAGCTAGTGTCCCGTCTCAAACAACAATTTAATATCACTGAAATATTAGGGCATCGAGACACTTCACCTGATTTGAATGATAATGGCATCGTAGAACCTAATGAGTGGATTAAATCTTGCCCCTGTTTCAATGCGGCAGCCGAATTTGGTTATTCTCCTACAATAGTCATACGCCCTTAAATTCGATTTTGTACGAGCGTACAGTATTCTGTACTAAAGTGTACGAAGATTGTACGCTCGTTATTATTTGATTATCAAAGTTATAATAGTCCATTGCACAAATGTACAGTTTAAAAAGCAAAACAATTAAAGCATTGTACTCCTTCCTGTTTGCTTTCATTTAATACATGAGCATACACTAAAGTCTCTTTCAAATCAGAATGTCCTAGTATCTCTTTTAAGGAAGCTATGTCTTTAGTCTTACGCAAAAAAATAGTCGCAAAGGTATGTCTGCCAACTTTATGTGTAATGTTCTTTTCTATTCCGGCAATTGTAGCTATTTCTTTCAGAAATCTATTCATGGTTTGATCAGCAGGTAGCTTTTCAAAAACGATACCTTTTTTTCTGGTGCCAACAATATTTTTTAGTAGTGTATGAAGTGGATCCGATATAGGAACTTGAATAGGAAATGGTTTTCTTTTCTTCAGTTTCATTCGAAAATAAGTCAATGTATTATCTGTAAATTGCTCAAGAGTCAACTTCTTTGCATCCCCTATGTGTAAAGAACTAAAGCATAAAAACAAAAACATCTCTAATGTTTTATGATATTTATAGTCCAGCTCTCCATCCATATATAGGCCCATTAAAGTCTGTAATTCATCTTCCTCCAGATATTCTCCGGAAGGAATTCCTTTCTTTATCTTCCAGTTTTTAAAAGGATTCTCATCCATATACCCTGCATTATATGCAGCTAAAACATACTTTTTGATTGTGGCCATGTTTTTGTTTGCTGTATTCTGATTGTTCTCCAGCTCATTCATTAAATGAAAAAAGTACTCGTCAAGCCACTCATCGGTTATATCATCAAAATAAAGGTTAGGATTGTATTCCTTCAACTTCTTGATTACAGACAAATTAGTCTTGTATGTAGAATCCTCAAGCCTGAAAGACTCCTTCTTCTGATAATCCGCCACAAACTCAAAAAAAGTATTATAATCAGTCGGGCGATGATATGCCTTTAGAAAAGAGTCTCTAGTAAGCTTCCTGTCACGAAGACGATACTTTACAAAAACATTATTAACCCTTGCTAGAATAGTTTCTATAATCAAGTTCTTATCTTTTGCTAACTTATCCCCTGCTCCTACACACTTCTTTTTATCATTCCAGTCCTTGATAGCAACTGAGACTTTCGTGGAAAAGTTCACTTTTTCACGATCAACATAAAAGGATAACCACACGACTCCATTATCCGGGTCGCTCCCATATGTTCTTAGATATATTTTGATGGTTACCAT